ATACGCCTGGCTGCGATTGCATGGCGATCAAATGCGACCACACGATTCGTTGCGGCCATGTCTTTTCGCGTTGCAGCTTCGCCGGCTGCTTTGGTAAAGGCTTTAATGGTTGGCCAAATTCTTGTGTCCTGGGATGCTCTCAGGCTTTTCCGAATGCGGTCGAGAATGCTGGTGAATTGTTCAGCGTTAATTTGGGATGTGATGCACCCGTTGAGGGCTTCCACAATGTCGGATAATTCGCGGCCCTGTTTGTTTGCGTCCTGGCGAATTGCAAATGGCGCGTCAAGCAGTTCGATAAAGTCTGAAAGCCAGGCTTCAATGCGCTGAGTGCGTTGTTCAAATTTTAGATTTTTTTGCATTGCGTATTTTCTCCATTTCTCTAGCGACAGCTTCACGATCAAAGCCTATAACGTTGCCTGGCTTTTGTGTGACGCGCTGGGCTGCGGTTCTAATCCAATTTCTCCAAGTCGCTGACCAATCGAGCTTAACGCCCTTGGCCCCGCTGATGCCAGCCCAATAGTCTGGGAACTTGGCGGCCTCTCGCATGATGAGCGCCTGATCGAAATCCTGATCCTCGGCCCACATGATCCAATCTGGTGGCACTTCCTGATCTGATGTCCAACGACTTCCGCGCTCTTTCTTGGAAGATACTTTAGTATCTTCTTCTTTACTAATATTACTATAGTTATAGTTAGCATTGCGTTCGCATTGCGTTCGCATTGCGTTCGCATGGGTTAAATCTGTTTTATTCCAACGCCTTGCCGCGCTATCCCTTGCTTTCTCCTTTTTATCGGCCACCTTTCGCCTCTCGACTTGCAGCCTTCTTTGTGTGTACTTTTTGGTTCTTCCGTCGTGCTGCCAGAAGTCCATTACGGTTGATTTAATCACGGCCCAGCGCTCTGGAGTTGAGCAAGAAAGTTTTGCCAGGAGCGTGTCATTGTCTGGCAATGCGCAATCTGCCCTGCGCCATGCTTCCATGATCAAGAGAAGATATGCGCCGTGTTCTTCCGCGCTTAAATGCCTGGTATCTGCCAGATAGGCGTCGGCCCATAGCGGTAGAAAAGGAAATTCTGCCATATTTAAAGCCCTTTACTGTTTGGCAGGGCTGCTTTATGCTTTGCCTTGCTGATTGGTTGTGCTTCAGCCTAGCGCGTTGAGTTTCTCCGCGCAACAACTTTAAGGGGCTCTCATTGCGGGAGCCTCTTTTTTTTGATATAGTTATTTTGTGCTTTGCTCTCTTGGCACTTTTGGGCTGGTGCTGACTACTCCCTGGCACTAGCCCATCATTTTCTTGGTTGATTGTGCGATATCGGTGCGCTATGGTGTTTGGACATCACTAGGAGAGAGATATGACAAAACGTTTTAATGTTTCGCAAGCCAAGGATATTCCTGGCCGTGATAAGCCTGTTTGGTTAAAGCACGGGGTTGCCTTTGAAAAGGAGGGAAAGATCTCAATCAAGCTGGAGAGTTTACCTATTCCTAATAATAAGGGTGAGATTTGGCTACGTTTATTTGAAGATGATGGGTTACGTTCTCAGCCAAATAATTCTGGCGGTTCGCCTATGGACGATGCGATTCCGTTTTGATGCCTCCACGCAAGGAAGATAGCAACCAGGTTCCTCCCATTGGGCGTTTTGGCGGTGTAAAGCTGATAGAGCGTCGCATTGGGCGGAGTGAGACTTTGGCTCACAACAAAGAGGCTGTAGCGGCTGAATTGATTGCTATGGGTACTGCGCGAATAACGGACATTGTTGATTTGGCTACGGGCCGGGTTAAGGATATTTCATTAATTCCTGACTATGCTTTGGCTGCGATTAAGAAAGTTACGGTCAGCGAGTTGGGTACGACGGTTGAGTTGTTTGACAAGGTTAGCGTTCTTAGGGTTTTAGCTAAAGCGTCTGGGATGTTGGACGTTGAGAAGAATGAAAACAAGCCGTCTATTGTTGGGATTAACATGAAGGGGCCAGAGATTGCGGCCCCCTATGAGGAGGTTATTGATGGGGAGTCGCCGTGCAAAGAAGATTAAAACGCCGTTCGCGGATGAGGCGATTGAGTTCCAGAAGGCAATGCTGGGCGCTAGGTTATCGATTCGTGAGGTTGCTATTAGGTTTGGGCGCATGGAAGCGAAGATTGAAGAAATGATGTTGGGCAATGTTAAGCCTGACGTTTCTATGATTGCCCATTTGCGCATTCAAGCTGATCGAATAAAGAAAGTTGCCAATGGCTGAGTTACCAAGTTTAAATTTAGATTTTTCTAAAAGCCCTACGGTTTGGAATTTTTTGCATGACAAGGGTTTTGTTCGTGGGCTAATGGGGCCAGTTGGATCTGGCAAGTCTTATGCTTGCGCTGCTGAGATTATGCTAAAGGCGGTGCAGCAAAAACCGTCGCCCCGTGATGGAATTAGATATACGCGGTTTGTGATTGTTCGAAATACTTATCCAGAACTGCGCACCACCACAATTAAAACTTGGCAAGAGTTATTCCCAGAGGATATTTGGGGTGGTATGCGCTGGCAACCTCCGATTGCTCACCATTTAAAATTGCCTAGTCGTGAGGGGATACCAGGCATTGATTGCGAGGTTATATTCTTAGCCCTTGATACGCCGCAATCTGTTCGCAAGCTGTTGTCGTTGGAGATTACGGGTGCTTGGTGCAATGAAGCAAGAGAATTGCCCAAGGCTGTTATTGATGGCCTGACGCATCGGGTTGGGCGTTATCCACCCAGGGCTGATGGTGGGCCAACCTGGCATGGCATTTTTATGGACACCAACCCGCCTGACAATGATCACTGGTGGCATACGTTGTCTGAGAAAGATCCGATTAAAGGCAAGTATCCTTGGAATTTCTTCCGTCAGCCTGGCGGGGTAGTGGAGGTTGGGGCCAAAGATTTGCCTAGTAACCCAGAAGCAAATGATTTTATTCGATCTGGCGGCAAGTGGTGGATGTTAAACCCAGCGGCTGAAAATAAACACAATCTGCCGCCTGGATATTATCAGCAAATGCTTGGTGGTAAAAATGCGGATTGGATCAGGTGTTATGCAGAAGGCAAGTTTACGTTTGTCCAGGAGGGCAGACCCGTTTGGCCAGAATATGACGATGATCTTATGTCTGCGGAGTTTGATATTGATCCAGAATATGCAGTCCACATCGGAATTGACTTTGGCTTAACACCAGCTGCGGTGTTTGGACAAAGAACAGCGGGTGGCGCTTGGCGAATTATTGATGAGCTTGTGACGTTTGACATGGGGCTTGAGCGATTTGGACAAGAACTATTGGCGCACATTGCACACAGGTTTTCTAAGCAAGAAATCTTAATATGGGGTGATCCTGCTGGTATGAAGCGCGATGAGATTTATGAAGTTACCGCGTTTGATCACTTGCGAAGCCTGGGGTTAAAGGCTCAACCAACAGATAGCAACGCTTTCCAAGTGCGGCGTGAAGCAGGAGCCGCACCAATGAATCGTTTGGTTGGTGGCCGCCCTGGTATTTTAGTAAACAAAAGATGCTTAAAAACTCGAAAGGCTTTAAGCGGCGGGTATTACTTTAAGCGCCAATCCCTCGGCGCTGGACAGGAGCGATTTAAGGACGCGCCAGTAAAAAATGAACACTCGCACGTTGGCGATGCGTTTGGTTATATGTGCCTGGGCGGCGGGGAGCAACGCAGACTGCGCCGTGGTACATACGGGAATACCGGCGGGGGAACGTACACTGCACAAACAGACTTTGAGATATTTTAAATGATAAAACTCCCAAGATTTAGATTAACTTCTGGCGAAATGATTGTAGATTTTCTTCCGTCACACGCAGATAAAATTGAACTAAAAGACCGTGATCTTTATTACGAAAGCATTATTCCAAATTATCGGCAGTATATTGCAGGGGGCGCTCAACCAGGGTTATCGTGGACGGGCATCTACAACAATAAAATAGTTCTTTGCTTTGGCGTTCGACAGGTTTGGCCTAATGTTGCGGAGGCCTGGCTGCTCCCTAGCCCTCTAATAAACGATCATGCGCTATCGGTAGTAAGGACGGCTCGAAAGATTTTTTCGGATATTTTTAAAACTGAGGCTTTTTCTCGCGTTCACATTAGTGTAGACTCTGCTAACGATAGCGCATTTAAATTTGCTAAAGCGTTAGGTTTTGAAACTGAGGGAATTTTGCGCAAATATGGCCCAGACGGGTCGGACTATTATATGATGGCAAGGATAAAATAATGGGAAACTTTCACAGATCACCAGGAGATAATGACTCACTAAGATTGGTGGAAGCGCCACCACCGCCGCCTACAATAAGCAAAACGCAACGTCAGCAAGAATCTCGCGCTGAATCGCAGATGGCTGAAGAGCAAAGGCAGCTTGCTGCTAGGCGCAACGTGCGGCGAACTGGTGGTATGCGAATGCTGTTCTCACCTTTGCGCCAAGATCAAGAAGCGCTAGTCGAGGGCAAAACAACGCTTGGCGGATAGCCTAATGCGTTTATTAGTAGATGGAGAATAATAATGCCTAAATTAAACGTCGGTCAGGTAATGGAGCGCGAGGCCAAAGCGCAAGCGCGTAAAGACGATTGGCGTTCTATTTACGAGGATTGCTATGAGTTTGCATTGCCGCAGCGCAATCTTTATTCTGGTTCTTATGAAGGCGGGGTTTCGGGCAAAAATAAAATGTCCCGCGTTTTTGATTCTACCGCAATCCATGCAACGCAACGATTTGCTAATCGCATCCAGGCTGGATTGTTTCCGCCTTATAAAAAATGGTGTCGTTTGGAAACAGGTAGCGCTATTCCCCAACAGAATGAATTTCAAGCGCAATCAGTGCTAGACCAATATACCGCAACTATGTTTGAAACATTGAGACAAACAAACTTTGATTTGGCAATGGGGGAGTTTTTGCTAGATCTTGCTGTCGGTACTGCCGTTATGATGATTATGCCTGGCGATGAAACAACACCAATTCGTTTTGCCCCAATCCCGCAATATCTTGTTGCAATCGAAGAGGGCGCTTTTGGCAATGTAGATAACGTATATCGGAAGTTGCGCCTTAAAGCAGAAGCGATACCTGTAGAATACCCAGATGTTCAGCGATCGTCTGAGCTTGATGATATGATTAACAATCACCCAAGCCGTGATGTAGATTTGATTGACGCTGTTATTTTTGATCCTGAGAAGGGCCGTTACCATTACTATGTAATATGGCCTGGCAAAAAACAGGAACTTGTTTACCGCGAAATGCGCTCAAGCCCGTTTGTCGTTGCTCGTTACATGAAGGTTGCTGGTGAGGTTTATGGCCGTGGCCCACTTGTTACAGCTATCCCTGACATTAAAACCTTAAATAAAACGCTTGAATTGGTTTTGAAAAACGCAAGTCTATCAATCGCTGGGGTTTATACTGCGGCTGATGATGGTGTTCTTAATCCTCAGAACGTAAAGATCCAGCCTGGCTCAGTTATTGCTGTTGCTCGGAATGGTGGGCCACAAGGCGCGTCATTAGTTCCTTTAGCCCGCGCTGGTGATTTTAATCTATCACAGATTATTGTAAATGATTTGCGGATGAACGTAAAAAAGATTTTGATGGATGATACTTTGCCGCCTGATAATATGTCGGCACGATCTGCCACAGAGATTGCGGAGCGAACTAGAGAGCTTGCTACTAATCTTGGATCAGCATTCGGGCGTTTAATTAATGAAACTATGATTCCCGTTGTTACACGCATTCTTTATGTGATGGATCAGCAGGGCTTGATTGATATGCCGCTAAAAGTAAACGGCATTGAAGTTAAAGTTACGCCAGTATCGCCTCTTGCTCAAGCGCAGAAGTTGCAAGAAGTCCAAGATGTAATGCAATATATGCAGATTGCTAATGCAATGGGCCCGCAAGGCCAGGCGACAATATCACCGGGGCGTATATTGTCATTTATATCACAGAGGCTTGGGATTGATTCAAACCTCTTGGCGACTCCAGAGGAGCAAATGCAATTTATGCAGCAAATGCAACAAGCCGCACAGCAACAAGCTATGGCTGAACAGGGCGCTGCCCCACAAGGCGGCCCACCACAGGGGGCAGTGTAATGGAGTCGCCTGATGGCTGGGAGGGATTATCACCAGCGGTGATGGTTGCCAAAGGTGTAGATGATTTGGATATTTTGTTTGGACGGGTATTTAAATCCACAGAAGGACAGAGAGTTTTAGCGCATTTGCGCCAGGCTACAATTGAGCAACCCGTGTTTGTTCCAGGTGAAGATCCTAGCTATGGTTATTCACGCGCTGGAATGTGCGAGTTGGTTAGAATGATTGAAAAGAGAGTGGAGAGAAGTAATGACTGATGATCAAAAAACTGATGGCCCGTTAATTAATCTTAGTGCGCAGGAAGAAACTGCGCCACAAGAAGCCCCAATGGCAATTCACGAACCAGAGCCTGGAGAAGAAGCAGCCAAAAGCGATGCGACACCTGAGGAGCGACCAGATTATATTCCAGCTAAATTTTGGGGAGAAAAGGGTGCAGATCTTGAGAAACTTGGAAAAAGTTATGTTGAGCTTGAAAAGCAATTTAAGTCTGGAAAGCATAAAGCGCCAGACGAATACGATGTTAATCCTCTTGTCGACCAAGGCCTTGATGGCGAAGATCCGACTATTGTTGTTTTTAAAGATTGGGCAAAAGAAAACGGAATTAGCCAAGCTGCTTTCGAGGATCTTGCAGGCAAAGTTTTAAGTCTTTCTAAGCAAGAATCAGAGTCAATAGAAATTGATCAAAATGCTGAAATGGAAAAACTTGGAGAACGCGCTCAAGAAAAAATCCAAATGACTGAGCGTCTTTTAATGAAGGCTCCGCTTAATAACTCGGAGCGTGAGGCAATGGCCCAGGGCTTAAATAGCGCTGATGCAATCAACGCATTTATTAAGTATCATCAATCTTTGACAAATGAAGGCATACCTGTAACTCCAGCAATTCATGCCCCATCAATTACAAAAGAAGATTTGGAAACTGCAATTGCAGATCCACGTTGGAAGACGGACACATCGTTCAGAACTCGCATTGAAAAGCAATGGATGTCAGCAAATAATTGAGGGTATTGCAAAAATAATTATTTAGGTGTATTTTAGGTTTGACGGTTAACCGCGCTCGGCCCGTCTATTCGGTAACTTCCGATGGCTGGCGCGGCCATAACGCGCAAGCGACCGCCCTCTAATGGACAACGGAACGCGAATTGTTTTGAAACCCATTAGGAGGATTTGTGCATGGCACAAAATGTAACTACAGCCTTCGTCACTCTGTTTGATGCAGAAGTGAAACAGGCTTATCAAGCGGCGTCAGTGCTTCGCGGCACGATGCGCACTCGCACCGGTGTTTCTGGTAACACCGTTAAATTCCCAAAAATTGGCAAAGGCGTTGCAACTGTTCGCGTTCCGCAAACTGACGTAACTCCGTTAAATGTAACTTATACTCAAGTCACCGCGACTATGAGCGATTACATTGCTGCTGAATATTCGGACATTTTCCAACAATCACACATCAATTTTGATGAGCGCCGTGAGTTGGTTGACGTAGTTTCGAAATCAATTGCTCGTCGAATGGATCAGCTTTGCATTGACGCACTTAACGCTTCAAGCGGTACGGCTGTTGCAACTGGCATTGGTGGCGCAACGACTAACATGAATATTGAAAAAATTAGAGCTTCTTCAAAAGCACTAAACACAAAGAACGTGCCAGCTGGCGATCGTTATTTGCTTATTCATGCTTCGCAATTAGATGCAATGCTGGGTGAAACCGAATTGACTTCGCAAGACTTTGCCTCAGTAAAGGCTCTTGTTCGCGGTGAAATCAATACGTTCATGGGCTTCACTATTCTTACGGTCGGCGATCGTGACGAGGGTGGCCTTCCCAAACCAAGCACTCGCACTTGTTTTGCTTGGCACAAAGACGCAATGGGCTATGCTGAGTCGATGGCACAAAAATCTGAAGTGAACTACATTCCAGAGAAAACCTCTTTCTTGGTTTCCTCAATGTTCTCGGCGGGTTCGATTGCAATTGACGATGAAGGCATTGTCAAAATTTCCTGCACAGAATAGGAGCAATAAACAATGGCATTTTCATCTGTAAACTGGTCAACTGTTGGCGCTTCTAAAAGCGGCAATTCACCTTCGATCTACAGCTATAAGTCCTCTGGAGATAATAAAGCAACAATTGCTGGCTCTGGTTATTTCAATTCGGTAGAGTCTTTAATCACTACTGGAGATTGGGCTTACACATACGGTTCCGATGGCGGTCAAACGCTTGCGCTAACTAAAACCGGCGCTGTTATCACGGCTGCTGTAATATAATGTAATATAAAAGAGAGGGCCAGGTTATCTTGGCCCCTCTACTCATTTAGGAGTATATCAATGGCATCTGGTGACACTTCCCTTTCGATTTGCTCTGACGCTTTAATTCTTCTCGGCGCTGCGCCTCTTTCCTCATTTACCGAAGGAACGTCCTCAGCCCAGGCTTGCGATCGACTTTACCACGATCTTAAAGACAACATGATTAGCCGTTACCCTTGGTCTTGGTCTATTCTAAAGCTAAAGCTAAACCGTTTAGTAGAAACCCCTACAAACGAATGGAAGTATCAGTATCAATTGCCTGGCGATATGCTGTCAGGCGTCTTGGCGCTATTTAGTTCAAGCAGTGCAAATGCTAACTCTTTAAGCTCAGGATGGGAAATTTATGGCGAAAGCGTTTATACAAACTTGGAAGAAGTTTATATTGATTACCAAGCATCAGTTGATGAAAGCAGATTCCCCCCATACTTTGTGCGATTATTAAGAACGGCAATGGCGGCAGAGCTTGCTGTAGTTATTACCGACCAAACATCTAAGGCGGATTATTACAGCGTTAAGGCTGTTGGAACTGTATCGGATAATGGGCGCGGCGGCCTGTTTCGCGAAGCGGCGAACATTGACTCTCGCGGTAGGCCGAATGAGATTATACAGGATTATACTTTAATTGCTGTAAGGGGCTGATATGCGGATCGTTCAATTCCAGACCAATTTCTCGGCTGGCGAGCTAGACCCGCTTTTGCGTTCTCGAACGGATTTAAGCCAATACCAAAACGCCCTTGAAACCGCAAAGAATATTATTGTGCAACCGCAAGGCGGCATTCGGCGCAGGGACGGACTCAAATTCATTCACGACTTTACCGGGTTTACTGAGTTCAAGATTATACCTTTTGAGTTCAGTACGCTTGACAGTTATACATTGGTGCTAGTTCATCAGCGTATTTATATTTTTAAAGCTGGAGTTCTCCAAACAAATATTAATGCGTCTGGAGTCGACTATTTAGCGGTGACTGCCATTACCTCTGCAATGCTTGATGAAATGAATTACACTCAAGCTGTAGACACTTTAATTCTTTGCCAAGAGGATTTGCAAACGCAAAGGATCGTGCGCAATAGCGACACCAGTTGGTCTATTGGCGCGCTGCCAGTAACTAATATCCCTCGATATGCCTGGACTGTATCCTCGTCTAGCCCTGCGGGTCATCTTACGCCTAGTGGGATTTCTGGAAACATTACGGTTACTTCTCAAAACTCAGTTTTTACTGGAACTGCGGCTTCATATGTTGGGCAATACATTTATGTTGAGCCGTTTGGAACATTGCGAATAATTGAAAAAGAAACTAACGCTATTTTAAAATGCTTTACTGAAGTTTCTCTTTACAACAGCGATGTTGTAGCCACTGGTAGTTGGCAATTAGAAACTGGCTATGAAGACAGTTGGTCTGCAACCCGTGGATGGCCAAGGTCTGCGGCATTCCATGAAAGCCGATTGTATTTTGGAGGCTCAAAGCAACGCCAAAACACTGTCTGGGGCTCGAGAGTAATTGATTATTTTAACTTTGATCCCGGCACAGCGCTTGATGATGCGGCTGTTGAGGCTACAATTAACACTTCGCAATTTAACGCGATCACGCATATGGCTTCTGGAAACGTGTTGCGCGTCTTTACAACTGGCGGTGAGTTTGTTGTGTCACAAGATGGTTCTAATCCAATTACCCCTGCTAGCTTTTTAATTCGGCCCCAAACCCGGCTCGGCTCTAAGCCTGGCGTTCCTATTGAGGATTTAAACGGCGCGGCTGTATTCGTGCAGCGTCAAGGCCGTAGCCTTAATGCTTTTCAATACACCGACAGCACAGCCAGCTATGGCATTCAACCGCTGTCTGTTCTTAGTTCACATTTAATGAAAGACCCTGTTGATTTGGCTGCGCGTCGAGCAACATCAACCGATGAAACTGATACGCTGTATTTGGTTAATGGTGACGATGGAACGATGACCGTCTATTCAATTCTTGGCGGCCAGGGGGTAATTGCTGCAAGCGAGTTTATTACTGACGGAGACTTTATTGCTGTTAGCGTTGAGGTCGCGGATGTTTATACAATTGTTAAGCGTACAGTTAATAGCTCGGTTCGGTATTTTATGGAAAAGTTTGACAAGAATGTTTATGTTGACTCCGCGCTAATTGGTGGCGCGGCTTCAAGTGTAAATGTCACGCACTTGCAAGCTAAAGAAGTCCAGATTATTCGTGACGGGTTTGTTGACCCAGCTCAAACAGTTCCAGCATCTCCATATACAATTACATTTGAATCGGCGGCTACTGCATCTTACCAGGTTGGGATCAATTTTACTGTTACCGCAATAACAATGCCATCTGAACCAAAGTTAGCGTCAGGATCTTTGCAAGGGGTTCAAAAGCGAATACTTCAAGTTGATGCTTTGTTATTTGAATCTCAAAGTATGTCGGTAAATGGACAACAAGTTTCATTTGTTCAGTTTGGTGAGGATGTGCTTGACGCTTCAATTGATTTATTTACTGGAATAAAAACTGTCCACGGGTTGTTGGGGTTTAGTCGCACTGGTCAAATTACTATTACACAAACTGTTCCTCTAAAGCTAACATTGCTTGGTTTGGAATATCGCATGAGCGTGGGAGAATAAAATGACAACTTTAATAACAGCAATAATAACGGCTGGAAAAACGGCGGCTACTTGGGCTGTAGCAAACCCAGGATTAGCACTGTCGGGAATATCAACCGCAGCCGTTTTAGGGGCGCAAAATAAAGGTGCGCGGCAACAAGAACAGCTTTATGATGAGCAAGCCGCACAGGCACGGTTACAGGGTCGAACTGACGCGATTAATTACAAGCAGCAGGGGGCTAATGTCTTGAGAAAAATGAATGAGATTTTAGCAACAACGATTGCTAGAAGCGGTCAATTTGGGGATGCTGCACTTGGCTCTTCCTTGTCTCTTCAAAGATTTGCTGAATCAGAGGCTTCAATGGAATTTGGAACGGCAATTGACAATTCTCAATTGGCTCTTGCTGGCGCGGAAGCCCAAGCAAATATTTACCGGCAATCTGGACAGATTGCCAGAACTACTGGACAAATTCAAATGGCAGGAACTTTGAGTAGTGGCCTAGATAGAGTGCTAAGTTTGCGCCCAGGAAAAACTGAAAAAACTAAATAAAAATCTAAAAAACTAAAAATGTAGGATAACTCAAGATGGCAATGCTCCCTAGATATCAGCGATCAGGTTTAATGGCGGCCAAACCTAAGCAGATGGATTTTGCCAATCTGCGCGAGGGCATAAGGCAAACCCAAGCTATATCTGATGTAGTTGGACAGATGTCAGATTTTGTTTATAAAAAGGCAGCGGCCACTGCTGCCCGAAAAGGTGAAACAGCGGTTCAAGAACAGGGCGCACAGACCGTTTTGGGACGTATTGCCGAGGGGGGCGGCCCGTCAACAATTGCTGAAAAATCTGCATATGCTTTAGGAAGCAGAATTGCCTCTGCCGAAATTACTACAGACGCAGAGATAGAAATTTCGAATATTCTAGACCAGGCGCAAAACTCGCTGGCTCCTCTTTCCGCAGTCAGGCAGCAATTAGCCGATGTTGCTGATGGTTACTCTGCGGCAATGTCGAACATTGACCCAGGGCAAGCCGCAGTATTGCGCACTAATCTTATGGGGTCTGGTGACAAGGCAGTTCAACGCTATGCTGAATGGTTCTCAGCAAAACAAGTGGCGGTTGCAAAAGCCCGCAGGGTTCAATCTCGCAGCGTAAACTATGACGCTGTTTTGGGTGGTGCTATTTTGCCTGGTGCACATAGCGATTCAATCTTTATCGACGTACAAACCCGTGCCAATGTTATGCTTGAAACCGGAGCCGATCCTGTTGCTGTTCAAGGATGGATTGATTCAACTACAGCAGCAGCCCTTAGAGAGAATTTGTTTGCCCGATTCAATCGTGGTTCTCTCGATGCGCAAGCAGAGATAATTTCGCGTTTAAAAGAAAAGCCTCCCGAAGGGATGTCGCTTGAGCAATCGTTCTCTCTTAGCCGAACATTAAGTTCTGCACATGATCGAGGACTGAAGGTAGTTGACTCTCAGTTTTCTGGGCTTGTTAAATTAGCAAATAACGCGGCTGAAATACAAGCGGCTGGCGGTGTGATTAACCAAGAAACATTCGACCAGCTGGATACTCTTTCAAGAAGTGTTATGAAACATCGCCCAGAAGCGCCGGCTATTGTTGCGGAATTAAGGCGCGACTCAGATTATATTAATTCAGTTCGTGAGATGACAATCCCAGAGCTTGAAACAGAATTAGCGTCCGTTAAGGGCGGGGTTCCTGGGATGGGCGGCGAGGGTCTTGATACTGCCACAGAAATAAAAATGCGGGATATTGTTGCCGGGACATTACGAATAGCTGACCAGGTGCAACGCGCAGCTGATGCAGAGACAGATCAGAAAATCAAAGCCGAAATACAAGTGCCTCTTTCGGAAATACAAACAGCCCTTGATGTAATAACATTGCAAACCCAAAGCGGGAATATTGAATCGGCGGCGCTTGCATTAGCAGTAAAAACAATTAATCAAAACCTGGATAAGATCCCAGAGGGATATCTGCCTAATGGCTCTGACGTAACTATAGCCACTGCTCTTGCTTTGGCGGATGAATTAACATCTGCATACGGTTTTCGCCCAGAAGAACTCAGAGACCGTTTGGCTGGGCTTAAAAGCGGCGTTATACCTGGGTCTGACGACCCAAATTTAAGCGACATAGAACTTATTAAAATAAGCACTAAACGGGGCGCTCTCGTCCAGAGCCGGATTAATGCACAGAACAAGGCGGTGGCTTCTGGTGACGCTCTTTTGTGGGCTGCCGCGCAAGGAATAACATACACGACAGTTGGGCCATACGGCGAACGAGTAGTTAATAAACTGGGAGCGCCGTTGGATTTTAATGATAACCTTCCTGGTTCTATTGCTACTCGCTTAGAGCATAAAAGGATTGCTGAATATATCTACAATTCTTCGGTTAATATTCTTACCTCTAACGAGGTGGCCGGTTTAAAAAATATATTAACAGACGGCAATGTTTCAGTACAGGCAATGGTTTTGGAGGGAATTGTCCAAGCCGCAGGGCCAGAGGCATCCTTGGAAATATTTAATATGATCAGCAAGGACGCGCCAGTTATGGCATATATCGGTGGACTAATGAATGAAGGCAATACATCAGCGGCCAAACTTGCTATTCGCGGAATAACGCTTGAAAACCCTCAAGCATTTAGTAATCAATTTGGCGGCGGAATAAACGTAGAATTTTCCGCCTCTGTTGGAATTGCATATTCAACTATGCCAACAACAGGTAATGCTGTTTTTGAAGTGGCAAAAAACATTTACAAAGCAAAAGTTACCGATTTAGGCAAGCAATCAGATCCAGACTTAAACAGGAATATATGGAAACAATCCGTTGCTGACGCTATCTCTCCATACAAATTTGGAGAAGCAAATGGACAAGTTACCATTTTGCCAATCGGGGTTTCCGAAGAAGATATGAATAACTGGCTTAATACCCCAGTAGATATACAATCCTTTATTGCCGATCCTAATGATTTTGCACGGCCAATAAGCACTAAGAATTTCGAAAAATCAAATTGGGTTCCTGTTCTTGTTGGCCGCGACCAATATATCCTTCGTAGATATGTTAATAGTGCCTATGGTTTTCTTGATCTTGTATTTAATGATGGTCAGGACGAAGTGGTTGTGTTTGATTTCTCCAGACTTGGAGGCGAGGAAGAACGCGATTCCGCGCAAGTTATTGAGCAACCCTTGGCATCGGGAGTAAGCAGTATGTCTGACAATGTAGACGCAGATAGAGCGTACCAGACCCCCAATACAATAGAACCATCTAGGTCTGACCTACCACAATCAAATGTTCCAAAAGGTATGAGCGAGTTAAGATATAGAAATTATCTTCGTAATTTAAATATAAATTTATCTGAGTCGGAATTTAAAGGCAACTATATGGCATATAAAAATAGTCAGATGAATGAGGGTGAATAATGAATTATGCGTTAGATACATGGGATTCTTCTGCATATTCTCCTGAGACTACGGCTGCCGTCAATGAGGGCGGTTTTGCTGAAAACCTTAATGCGGCATGGCTGGGGTTTGCATCTATGGATGCCAGCCAATCTCAAGACTTCATCCGCCATGATATTTGGCGCGAGGCAATTGCCACCATTAATGAAACAACCGGGTCTGATTTTTTCTCCCCAGCTTCATATTTAAATATCGGCGTTGGAATTTCCGCAACGAAGGGCCACCCAGAAGAAATGTATCGATGGAAGGCAGAGCAGATATTCGATCATGTTCGCGAAAACGCGGATTTGCTTCCAGAAGAAATAACTTCAATGAACTTTGAATCAATTGATTTGAGAACAATTGATATGGCCCAACAGGCACAAAAAGAATTGGCAGAAATAACTAACACATCAACTAGCTTTTCAAACCAAGCGGCTAGGTTCATAGGCATGATTGCTGGTGGTGGCACAGATCCAGGTATGGTTCCATTCTTACTCGCTGGGGGCGGCTCTGGGACAGTCCTAAAGGTAGCATTCCGCGAGGCGGTAATCGGCGCTGGGGCAACGGCGTATGTACAGCCAGCCGTAGCGGATTGGTATAAAGAGCTTGGTTATGATTACACCTGGAAAGACTTTCGGAACAACGTAACTGCCGGGGCCGTTGGTGGCGCTGCGTTTGGCGTTGCTTTAAAGGGCGCTGGGTCTGGTATTCGCTTGACTAACAATCAGATGAAAAAAGGCATTAAGGTTCTAAGCGATAATGTTAATGGCGTTGATGTCAGAACTAGAGCGTTGATTGATCTGTTAGACAGCGCGGATGATCTTAAATTTACTAACCCTGGTCGTGATCTTCTTATTCACGAGGCCAGACTTATTGAAGCGGAAAGGGCGATTGGCAATAACGAAACGCCAAGGATAACCCTATTAACTACAGATAACGTTAGGCCAGAAGTTTATGAAAGATGGGCTAAACCATCAGATAATATTAATGGGATTGTCTTTAAATTTAATCCCGATGAAATTAGCGCTGACGCAAAAACATTTCAATACAAATCTGATGGTGATGAGTTTGGTGTAACCGAAGCCCTGCGCAAAGAAACGGTTTGGGATATACAGCAAGCTGGTACAATTACAGTTTATGAATATGCAGACGGGCGCCTGGTTATTGCTGATGGGCACCAAAGACTAGGACTTGCAAGGCGCATAAAGAAACAAGATCCCAGCCAAGATGTTTTTCTCATTGGATATAAAATGAAGGAAACGGATGGAATTACTCCTGGCGAAGCAAGGGTTAATGCTGCGTTGATCAATATTAAACTTGGCACTGGTTCGTTAATCGATGCCGCAAAGGTATTTCGTGACGCTCCAGAGCGTATGTACGAAATAAAAAAGAACTCTGAACACATCAGGCAAGCAAAAAACTTATCGTATTTAACCCAGGATGCTTTTGGTTCGATTGTAAATGAGGTTATTGTACCGATTTATGGCTCCATCATCGGGCGCATACTGCGCGATAAACCTGATTTGCAACAAAGCGCAATTGCTATTGTTCAAAAGTCTGCCCCAGAAAATGCGTTCCAGGTGGAAGCGATAGTGACACAAATCCGCTATGCCGACTTTGAAGAAATAAAACAGATTTCTCTATTCGGGGAAGAAAGCAACATCGAAAGCCTGTTCCCGCAACGGGCAAAAATCCTGGATGAATCAATTAAGCTGCTAAGAAAAGACAAAGCGACGTTTGAAACTATTACCAAGAACTCGGAAAAACTAGAAGATGCCGGCAATCAACTGGCAAAAGATGTTAATGAAAGGATGGCGCAGACAAATGCCCAAGCAATCGAAATCATCAAAGTTAACGCCAACAGAAAGGGCGCCCTCTCAGACGCTCTCTCAGCCGCAGCAAGAGATGCCAAAATCACAGGAAGCTATACCAAGTCTGTCAAAAACTTTGTCGAATCTATCAGAAGAGCAATGGAATCGAATGAACTCTCTATCATCGATGTTGGCAGAATTGAATATTCTTTCGACACTCCGTCTGCGATCAGCCGCAGTGAAATCACAAGAGAGCCGCTTACAGATGGATTCGACAACCCCTACGGAGATGCCGTAAACCAACAGACTGATCAACTCGCCCTGGATATGCTGGGCGAGCCAGAAATAGATATCGCTTTGCCCCGCGTCAAGGCCGAATTGACCGCTGCCGATAAACAAATTAATGATGTTCTCACGGGTGACTTGTTTGATGATATGGATATGGAAATCCCATTTGGCACGATTATGGACGAATCAAACCAAACTGTTTCCCAGACGTTGACAGTTAGGGAAATAAAACGAATGGTTGATGATGAAGATGCTTTAATTAAACGCTTGGGAGTTTGCTCAATATGACCTTTGAAGATTGCATTAGGCAGGGCGTTACAAACAACGAGATCACGGCTGACCAGGCAAGTGAGGCCATAGATCTTTTTACAGAACTAAGAGAGCAATACAATAAACAGCTAGGCCCAGGGCCAGCGGCATCTAAGGCTGCTATTGATGCTGCCGAGGCAGTAAAGCGCCAGGCAATACAGCGCAAGCGTCGGACGCTTTTGCAAGCCCAGGCATGGAAGCAAATCAAAAAAGATTTCTCTGAATATAATCTTGATGCTCGTCAGGCCACTCTTAATGATCTTAATAAAAAACTTAGATCATCAACAAGCCCGGCTGAGATTAAAAAATTAAAGGAACAGATTAAGGATATAAGCACTGGTGATGCGGCAAACGCGGCACTGTCTTTGATTGAGCAAGATACTATTTCAAAATACTCAAGCGTTGCTCAGCTGCGCGACGGTATTACGCGCAGAACTACGGCGATGATGGATCAATACCTGGCTACATTCCGTCGTAACCTGGTCGGGGAAACCCGTAACAAGGCGCAATTAAAAAATGTTGTTCGGGAAATCTTTGGGGAAAATACCGGCGATAGCGCGGCTAGTGAAATGGCGCAAGCGTGGAAGAAGGCGTCCGATTATTTACGCACCAGGTTCAACTCAGTTGGCGGAGCAATATCTGCCCGTTTTGATTGGGGAATGCCACAGAACCACAACTCCTTGGAAGTAAAAGCTGCTGGCTTTGAAAATTGGCTTGATTTCACTCTTGGCAAGTTAAATCTGGAAAAGATGATTGACGAGCGCACTGGTTTTAAATTTACGCCCACAACAATAAAAATCACACTTCGGGATGTTTGGGAAACAATCGGAACAGAGGGTTATAATAAATTAAAAGATACGGGTTTCCGTGGCGGAAAGTCGGTTGCCTCACGCAATACGGATCACCGTTTCTTGGTTTTTAACAACGCCGATGATTGGATGAAATACCAGGAACGATTTGGAAACCCAAATGCGTTTGACGTTATGATTGGGCATATCGATGTTATGGCACGAGACATTGCACTGATGGAGCGCTTGGGGCCAAACCCATCTGCTACAATTAACTTCATTCAACAAACATTAAAAAAAGAAGCATCCGGGGGCAGTAAGCGTAAAATCAACAGGGCAAATGCAAAAGCCGATCGGCTGGCTGTTCTTTATGATGGTGTTACTGGACGGGACAATGCGCCTATTAATGGCTCTTTTGCAACGGTATTGGCCGGCACAAGACAGGTATTGCAATCTGCACAGTTAGGATATGCAGCTGTAGCTGCCCTTGCTTCTGACATAAACTTCAACCGCATTGCCCGGGCTTTTAATGGTTTGCCACAGGCAAACACTTTAAATGGGTATCTTAAATACATGAACCCTCTTAGCCTTGAAGAAAAAGGCCGGATCGCAATCAGGATGGGGCTAATTGCAGACGGATGGTCTGCTATTGCGTCCGCGCAGATGCGTTTTGTGGGTGATCTGTCTGGCCCAGAAATTACGCGAAGAATGTCTGATTTTGTTATGAGAGCGTCACTCTTGTCGCCCTGGACTCAGGCTGGCCGCTGGGCCTTCGGTATGGAGTTTCTGGGCACATTGGCAGATAACGTTGGCAAAGAGTTTATGGAACTTAACCCAGACCTTAGAGGCGCTATGGAGCGCTACAGCATAGGCGCCGATCGATGGGATATCATTAGATCTTCTCCGCTATACGAAGATAGAGGGGCTACCTTTGTCCGGGCCAACAACATTGCCGAAAGGTTGGACATTGATCCTCGTCTGGCGGATGATGTGGCGACAAAACTGTTAATAATGATTGATACGGAAACTAACTTTGCGGTTCCAAGTACATCGTTGCGTGGCCGAACTGCCCTTAAAGGCAACACCAGGCCAGGATCGCTTCCTGGTGAATTATTAAGATCATTCGCTATGTATAAAAGTTTTGGCGTTACCCTAGTAAATACTCATATCATGCGCGGTTTGAATATGCCAAGTGCTGCTGGCAAAGGTAAATACCTGGCGGACTTTATTATATCATCAACATTGATAGGCGCTCTTACTATTCAAATGAAAGAAATGTCAAAGGGCCGAGATCCAGCCCCGATGTTTGGTGACGATGCTGAAAAATTCTGGGGCGGCGCATTTCTACAGGGTGGTGGCGTTGGTATCTTCGGGGATTTCTTATTCAATGACGTAAATAGATTTGGCGGCGGCATTTCGGAAACCATTGCTGGCCCAGTGATCGGTCTACTTAACGACGCTAGAAAACTCACCATAGGCAACGCGGCCCAAATGGTTACTGGGCAGGATTCAAATATAGCTACTGAAATGGTTGGATTTACGCAACGTTATCTGCCTGGTTCGAGGATTTGGTATGTCAACCTTGCGTTAGAGCGAGGCATTTGGGATCAATTAAAAATTATGACAAACCCAAAATCAACACAGAAAATCAGATCAATAGAACGCAAATATAAAAGGCGAGGACAGGAGTATTGGTGGAAGCTAGGGGAAACATCTCCAAAAAGGGCGCCGAGATTATCAAATATTCTGGAATAACTAAATTAAATCTGCTATAAGGTCATTAAATAAGCGAGGTTTTACATGAGCGATATCCCTATCAACCCAGTTACCCGTCGGGTGCAGTTCACAGGTAACACTGGAACTGGGCCTTTTGCGTTTACATTTAACATATACGCGGCGAGCGATATCGCTGTTTATAAAAACAGCACACTGCTGACGCTGACTACACATTACACTGTATCAATAGCGTCAAACGGGACGGGATCTATATCGCTTACTGGCTCTGGGTCTGGATCTGCACTAATTTCAAGTGATGTTTTAACGATCGTTGGCGCTAGAGCATTAAGCCGGACAACAGACTTTGTTACAGCCGGTGATTTACGGGCTGTTTCTCTAAATGAAGAACTTGATTCTAGCGTTATCATGTCTCAACAGCTTGACGAAAAATCAGACCGAGCTTTAAAGTTTGACCAATTTGACGTTTACGGCAGTGCGACATTGCCGGTTAAGGCCGCCCGCTTAGGCACGGTTCTTGGTTTCAACGCAACAACTGGCAATCCAGAGGCTGGCCCGACAATTGCAGACGTTTCAGCGCTATCCGCAATTACCGCAGATATTGCTACTCTTGCAGATATCCAGGATGGAACGGTTGCAACATCGGCTATTACAAATGTAAATACAGTTAGGGCTAATGTAACTACTGTTGCTGGCATATCGGGAAATGTAACTACAGTTGCGGGGATATCTGGAAATATTAGTACTGTTGTTACCAACATCACAGACATTCAGAATGCAGAGGAAAATGCAGCGGCCGCTATTGTAGCAAAAAATGCGGCAGTAGTAGCGCAGGGCGCTGCTGAGACAGCAAAAACAGCAGCGGAAGCCGCGCTGGATTCGTTTACCGATACATACCTGGGCGCTTTCTCATCTGATCCAAGCGCGGATAATGACGGAAATGCACTTACCGCTGGTGATCTTTATTTCAACACAACATCTAATATTATGAAAGTTTATAACGGCAGTGCTTGGCAAGCCGTTGCTTTATCTGCTGCTGATTTCTTAACCACGGCTAATAATTTATCTGATCTTGCCAATGCTGGCACGGCAAGAGGTAATCTTGGATTAGGTACTGTAGCAACTACTGCCGCAACCGCTTATGTAGCTAAGACTTCTGCAACTGGCTCTGGCGGTTTGCCCGCTGGCACTACAGCCCAACGTGATGGCTCGCCCGCCGCTGGGTACATGAGGTATAATTCTTCAACAAGCAGCTTTGAGGGTTACTCTGGCTCTGCTTGGGGAGCAATCCCTACCGACACCACAGGTGGGCTTGCCTATCTGGGGGCCACTGTTGGAACCTCGTCCCAAGTTTTAACTAGCGATGGCTCTGGAGCCCCAGCTTGGGCAGACGCTGCTGGCGGCGGCATTGATTGGCAGTCTTCTATCGTTACGGGATCGACATTAACAGCAGTCGCGGGACGAGGCTATTGGGTCGACACGACTTTAAATGCTTGCACCGTCACGCTTCCAGGCTCTGCAAGCGTTGGCGATACATTGGTATTTGTTGATTATGCTCGAAAATGGGCAACAAATAATTTAACAATAAACCAAAACTCTTTGAAATTTCAAGGATTTACAAGCCCAGCGCCTGTTTATGATACAGCGGGACAATCTGTTAGCATTGTTTATTCTGGGGCCGCAAAGGGCTGGACTCCAACAGTGGATGACTCCGTTACAAACGAAGTGCCTCAAACGACTACGTTAGCCTTTGTGGTCGTTGGCGGCGGCGGCGGAGGAGGGTCATATCGCGCTGGCGGCGGCGGCGGTGGGGGATTCCGAACTGGAAATTCGTCAGCTTTGGCGGCTGGCACAACTGTTACCCTAACCGTTGGGGCTGGCGGAGCAACCAGCACTACTGTTGGCGCGGTTGGATCAGTATCATCGATTGCAGCGACTGGCACAACAACTATAACTTCGGCTGGCGGCGGCGGCGGTGGGAACCCAGCGGCTGTGCCTTCAGCGGGGGGCAGCGGCGGCGGGGCTGCAAAAGATGGAACTGGGGCGGCGGGTAACACTCCAAGCACATCACCATCTCAAGGCAGTAATGGAGGAAATGGCACGGCTGGAACTGGCAAGTACGGCGCTGGCGGCGGCGGCGGGGCCTCGGCGGTTGGTGCGGTTGGCACAGACTCAACAGGCGGAAACGGCGGTGCGGGGACGGCAAGTAGTATAACTGGCTCAGCAGTTACTCGCGCTGGCGGCGGCGGTGGTGGGGCTATATTTTCAGCGCCAGAATCAAGTGGAGGCGCTGGAGGCGGCGGCGATTCTCCATCAAATTCCAACGGGGATGCGGGAACAGCCAACACTGGCGGGGGAGGCGGTGGCGCAAATTCAACTGATGACTCTACTAAAAACAGTGGAGGCGCGGGAGGAACAGGCGTTGTGATAATAAGTATGCTTGATGCCGTTTACTCTGGAACGACCACAGGTTCTCCAACGGTTGCAACTGGGGTCAGCGGACAAACTGTTTTGACATTTACTGGCACTGGTACTTATACTTGCATCTCATAATCGATAGGAATTAATCATGGCGCTTTTTGCAAAAATAGGCTTAAACTCAAAGGTTATTGCGGTGCAATCAGTTCATAACAATGAACTGCTTGATGCTGATGGAGTTGAGCAAGAGGTCAATGGAGCTAGCTTTCTGACTGGCTTAACGGGCTGGTCAATTTGGAAACAAACATCCTATAATACGCGCCGTGGCGTTCATTCTTTGGGCGGCACGCCGTTAAGAAAAAATCTTGCAGGGATAGGCTTTACTTACGATGAAGATAGGGATGCTTTTATTGA